TACTGTCGCTGAGCGTCAGCGTCAAACTGTGGAACAGGCTAAAATCAACGGGTACAACGCAGAGCCAGTCACGAACTGGATGTAATGAATCATGCTTTCATCCGTATGGGTCCCAATCATCGTTGCCGTCATCATGGGACCAGTCGTGGTTGTCTTACAAAAACTTCGTAAAGAAAACACCGACCAACACGCACAAGGGCAAGTCCTTCTTCGGGTTATCGGGTCTAAGGTTGACAAAATAGGTAGCAAACTGGATAACCATATTGGTTGGCATGAAGGACAAAAAGATGGCAAGTAAAAAACGAGGAATAGATGACATCATCAAACCTATTAAAGGTGAGTTGCGTCTATATGTAAACAAATCTTTGAAATCCGCATATAAGGCTGGTAACACAAAGAAGGCTAGAGATAATGCTGTTTGGTGGGCTAAAGATGCTTACAAGGCTCATTATGGAACTACAAAAGGTTTTAGTCAAGCGTTTGAAAAGGCTGAGCGTGAACTCGCTGCCAAGCGTGTTGCCTCAAAGGCTAAGAATGTTAGAAGGACAAAATAATGGCTAAGAAATCAGCAGCAGACCAACTTAAAGCATACAAGCAACGCTTAGAAGCATCTAAGCGTTGGCGTAAAGACGAAGGTTATGATGCTGTTTGGCGTAGGCTCACAGACCTATATAAAGGTCATCAATATGAGGACTATCGTGACGAGGACAGACTGCTAGTTAATATTGCTTTTGCAACTGTTAACATTATTGCCCCAAACATTTCAGTTAACTTCCCTAAGATTGCTGTTAACGCTGTTAAACCAGAAAACGCAGCCAACGCTGTCATCGCTGAAGCGGTTGTCAACTATTGGTGGAAGCATCGTGATATCCGTACCGAGTTCCGCCGTGCAGTAAAAGACTCTTTGATTTGTGGTCATGGTTGGATTAAGAGTGGATACCGTTTCGTTGAAGAAGAAGCAGTTGGACAAGAAACAGAAGTATCCGACCCTGTAGAGGGTGGAGAAATGACATCCACAACCATAATCCTAGAGGACAGCCCTTTCGCAGAGCGTGTAAGCCCTATGGATGTGTTCGTGGACCCTGATGCCACCAGCATGCGTGACATCAAATGGATTGCTCAGCGTATCCGCCGCCCTATTGCTGATGTTAAAAACGATAAGCGTTATACCAAAGTTGCTAGGGACGAAGTGCAGATTATGGCTGTTAGCCGTTACGCCGATGACCCAAGCCGCAAAAAGATTAACGACAAAAATGAAGGCTACGCCGAAATTTTTGAGTTCTATGATGTTGCCGCAAAATCAATGAGTGTGTTCTGTGAAGGTGCAGAAAACTTCTTGGTCAAGCCAACCCCAATGCCATACTCGTTTGGTCAGCCGTTTGTTATGTTGCGTAACTATGATGTCCCCGACCATTTTTACCCTATTGGCGATTTGGAATCCATTGAACCTTTGCAAAAAGAGTTGAACGAAACCCGAACCCAAATGATGAATCACCGTAAAAAGTATTCACGCAAATATCTATATAAGGAATCGGCGTTTGACAATATGGGTCGCCAAGCATTGGAGTCTGATGACGACAATGTGATGGTCCCAGTAATCAGTGACGAAGCCCTGAGTGGTGTTGTAGCGAACTTCCCTGCTGTGATTAACCCACCAGATTTCTATGACCAAACCTCAACCATCATTGCTGACATTGACCGTGTATCAGGTGTGTCAGAAATCCAGCGTGGCGGAACCAGCGAAATTCGCCGTACCGCAACTGAGTCCGCTTTAGTACAGGATGCAAGCAATGCTCGTACTGCTGACAAGTTGGCTATGGTTGAACAAGCCATCAGCGAAGTTGGTCGCCGTATGGTTGCCCTAGCAAGACAATATATGTCAGGCGAGCAGGTAGCCCGTATTACAGGTAAAGATGGTGAGCCTGTTTGGGTTCAGTTTGACCGTGACTATTTGGAAGGTGACTTTGACTTTGAAGTAGTTGCTGGTTCAACACAGCCAAACAACGAATCTTTCCGCCGACAGATGGCATTACAGATGGTTGACGCTATGGCTCCGTTCGCTGGAGCAGGAATCATAGATATGGGCAAACTTGCCGCCTATGTGCTACAACAGGGCTTTGGTGTTAAGAACCCTGACGAGTTCATAATGCAACAGCAACCTCCTATGGCTCCTGAGATGGGTGGTGCTGGCGCACCACCAATGCCACCAGAACCCCCTCCTGTCCCTGCTGAACAAGGTGCTGGTCCCTTAACTGGTGACCCTGCCATGTTGCAAGCGATGCTTGCACAGCAAGGACAGATGCCGCCAATGGCATAAAGGAACAGCAATTTCATATGTAGAGCAACCAACTAGGACTCTAGGAGAAATAACATAATGAGTGATGAACTCGTAACAACATCGTCTGTGGAACCCGAAGGGTCACCCGTTACAGAAGGTGTTTCAGAAAGCCCAAGTACACCAGTTTTATCTGTTGAGGAATATTCTAATTATAGAGTTCCAATCAAATTAGATGGTGAGGATTTGGAAGTACCTCTAAGTGAGGCACTCGCTGGTTATCAACGCCAAGCAGATTATACTCGTAAGACGCAAGAACTTGCACAGCAAAAAGAACAGTTTCAATTTGCTACTGCACTTCAATCGGCTTTAGATAATGACCCTGCCGCCACGATTGACCTGTTGAGCAAACATTATGGTATCAGCCGTCAGGCTGTTAACGAAATGATTGCTGATGGTGAAGATTTTGATTCTTTGGACCCTACGGAACAAAAGTATCGGGAACTTGACAAGCGTCTTGCATCGTTTGAGGATTATCAATCCAAACAGGAAATTGAGCGTGAAGTTCAACGACTAAAGTCCAAATATGAGGATTTCAATATCAATGAAGTTGTTACAACCGCTTTGCGGATGAACTCAACGGATTTGGAAGGCACATACAAGCAGATGGCGTTTGATAAAATGATGGCAAAAGCAGAACTAGAACGGCAAGCCCGTGAAGTCCAACAGCAGAAAGAAAACTCTTTGTTGGAATCCAAAAGGCAAGCCAGTGTGGTATCGGGTGGTTCGTCCGCTACGGCTAACACAACTAGTGAAACTTTTGAACCCATTACATCAGTCGCTGAGGCTTGGGCAGCAGCCAAGCGTTCTATGGGCGCAAAATAAAAACTACTACATTCTTTTAGGAGAACATAATGTCTAATGCAAACTTTGATGCGTTGCTCAGTACAACGCTCGCAAACTATCGTGACCAACTCACGGACAACATCTTTACGGCACGCCCGTTGACCTACTTCCTTCAGGATAAGGGTCGCATCCGCATGCTTAACGGTGGAACCAAGATTGTTGAGCCACTCATCTACGGTGAAAGTACAACTGTTAAGTCGTACAGTGGTTATGACTCAATCTCGTTGACCGCACAAACTGGCATCACGGCTGCTGAATACGATTGGAAGCAGTACGCTGCATCAATCGCAATTAGCGGTATTGAAGAAGCCAAGAACAACGGTGAACAAGAAATCATCAACTTGTTGGAAGCCAAAATCATGCAGGCTGAAGAATCAATGCGTGAAGGTTTCAACCGCATGTTCTACGCCGATGGAACTGGCAACAGCAACAAGGACTGGAACGGTCTTGGAAACCTCGTTGAGGCTTCAGGAACCGTTGGCGGTATCAACCGTGCAACAGCAGGTAACGAGTACTGGCGTTCATACGAGGAAAACACCGCAACAGCGTTGACCCTCGCACAAATGTCAACTGCTTACAACAGCGTTTCTGTTGGTAACGACCACCCAGACATGGTTCTCACAACCCAGACTTTGTTTGAAAAGTACGAAGCATTGTTGCAACCACAGTTGCGTTACACTGACACCCGTACCGCAGATGCTGGATTCCAGAACCTGTTGTTCAAGGCTGCTCCTGTTGTTTACGATGAGCATTGCACCGCAGGTATTGTGTACTTCTTGAACAGCAAGTACCTGACCTTGGTTGGTCACTCAGGCAAGTGGTTCTCACAAACCGAGTTTGTTCGTCCTGAGGACTTGGATGCCCGTTATGCACTCATCATGTGCTACGGTAACCTCACCTGCCGTAATGCTGCAAAGCAAGGCAAGTTGACGGCTAAGACAGCCTAGTTAAGTAATCCGATGGTGGGGGCGCAAGCCCCCATTATCATAATAAAAAAAACACAAAATTCAAAAATTTAGGAGAATGATATGCCACTTATTTCAAACACTAGCGGTGCAATTGACCGTACCCGTCTTGCAGACTGGGCAACCAAAGAAGAAAAAGTAACCGTAGTAGCAGCAACAGACGCAGCAACCGTACAGGTTGCAGCAACTCTTGCTGGTGCAGCACGCACACTATACACGATGACCCCAACAGCGTCCCGTACTTTGACCACACCAACTGGTGCGGAACTTGGTGCAGCGTTTGGTGACGAAGCAGTTGGTTCAAGTTTCCAATTCAC